CTTTAAGGGTGCCGATGATGATTCCCTCATTGAGGTTTTGGAAGGAAACAATAATGGGGAGGAATGTGAAGAGTTGGTGTGTGTCTCGCGACCACACCTGGTGTTGGAGGATGAAGACGAGCCAAAGGCTAAACGGCGGATTCACAATGGTCGAAAAGGCAAGTATGCCCGGGAGATCATTGCCGCAGTGAAGTCAAAGTTTGGAACTCCTAAGCCAACAGAGGCCAACCTACGAGCCGTTCGTAGGTATGCTACCGAGATCATGCGTGAGCATAATCTGAGACATACGCAAATACAAATAGTGCTGCCAAAGATCGTTGCAGCATCATTTGTTCCCGATAAGTATGAATTGTCGGCAATGCGCATTGCCGGTTGTTACACAGCCCAAATCCGAAAGGGCGCTTATGCAGCTTTGCTTAAGCGCGCTGGGTTTCGGGACTGTTGAGGGGGCTTGTCTGTGGTGAATGGCGTTAGGCATGAGAGTAATCTTGAGCATACGCAGCTGACCGTTCACCTGAACAGCCAGGCAACCTGTCGAAGTCGTCAGATGTTTGTAATAAACGGGATCTCTGACGATTGTAGGACGTTAAAAATTAATGATCCCAATCTCAACACCCTCAAGACAGCACTATTAGAGCGGGTCTTCTACCACAATGTCGATGGAGTATACCAGTTGATTGTTGAACCTGACGAAAGTCACGTTTTCAAAACGCTGAGTGGATTTCGTAGACAGCTGGTCACTAAGTTGGGTTCTTCCTCCCCTGTTTCTCCTGAGCAATTTGCTGAGATGTACACGGGACGTAAAAGAACAATTTATGATCAAGCAGTAGTTGACTTCACCACCCATGGTGTTCGCAGACGCGATGCTTATAGTGACAGTTTTGTAAAGTGTGAAAAAGTACCTTCTAACAAGGCACCACGATGTATTCAGCCAAGAAGGCCTGTGTATAACGTAGGAGTAGGAAGATATCTAAAACCAGTAGAGCATAGGATCTATCAAGCAATTCAGTTTGTCTTTGGATCGGAAACCCCTGTTGTAGTAAAGGGGTTCAATGCAGTGCAAACGGCTGACATCTTGAACAAGAAGTTCAACAGGTTCGAGAAACCTGTTGCTCTTGGCCTTGATGCTAGCCGCTTTGATCAACACGTAAGTCCACAAATGCTAAAATGGGAGCACAGCATCTATAATTCAATTTTTAAATCTGCAGAGCTACGCAAGTTGTTGCGCTGGCAGGTGGACAATATTGGATTTGGTAGATGTGATGATGGGTGGCTGGAGTACAAGGTGCAGGGTAAACGTTTCTCAGGAGACATGAACACTGCGCTTGGAAACTGCCTAATCATGTGTGCAATGATATACGCTTACGCAAAGGAAAGAGGAGTTGATGTGGAATTGGCTAACAATGGTGATGACTGTGTGGTTTTTATGGAG